TAATGAATGGAAGAACTGGAAAAGTTGGCAACGTATGTCCTTGATGAATGTTGCGCGGTCAGGGTTCTTCTCCTCTGATAGATCAATACGTGACTATTGTAAAGGTATATGGGGAATACCCGAACCTGGTAAATCGAGTTATGTGCTATAAATAGGTATGGATGCCTTCGGGGTCCACACAACACAAACTCGCTTAAAAGGAGCTAATAACCATGAACACTTTAGCAAGGTATCATGCTGCCAATCTTCCAGAACTCTTTGAGAAGATAAGTAAGAACAGCATAGGAATGGATGATTACCTGGATCGTTTCTTTAATATGGATACGACTTCCAATTATCCACCATATAATATTGTACAAATAAACAATGTCGAATCGAGACTCGAAATCGCGCTCGCGGGATTCAAGAAAAAAGAAGTTAAAGTCTACACAGAGTTTGGAAAACTATATGTGGAAGGCAAAAAGGAAAAATCGAAAGTTAATGGAGAATTTATCCACCAAGGATTGGCCCAGCGGTCGTTCACTAGGGTCTGGACAATCTCAGATGATACTGAAGTCCGAGGAGTGGAATTCACCGACGGTCTCTTGTTGGTACAACTGGGAAAAATAATTCCAGATCACCACGCTCGTAAAGAGTATCTCTAAATAATATGTTCGAGATAGATTAAGAGGGTATTGACTACCCTCTTTTTTATGCTATAATCATAGAAGGTAAAAACCAAAAATGACTGTTAAACTATCTTTATTAAAATCAGGAGAAGATGTCATTGCGGATATTGAAGAAATGATCCTCGATGAAAAAGTTGTAGGATACTTCTTTAATGATCCCTGCGTGGTTAAATTGCTGGCAAAAGATACTGGTAATACAGGAAAAACACCTTGTCAATTGCAATTAACTCCATGGTTACCACTTACAAGGGATAAGAAGATTCCAGTCGCACCCGATTGGGTTATAACTATTGTGGAGCCTATGCCTCAATTAAAGAAAATGTATGAAGACGGAGTTTTAAAAGATGGCGGACAAGACAATCAAAGTCATATCCCTGACGACGACACAACAATTGATGATTAGTGAGCTTGTAGAAGTTGCTGCAGTTGATATTGGCCAACCCGATTGTAAATTGGTTAATCCTTTCTGTATTAATACACAGGGGGGTCAGATTACTTTAGAACCATGGCTACTTGATATTACAAGAGACGATACATTTATGATGAGTTCTGATAAGATACTAACGTTGTGTGAACCAACCCCCACCCTACTTGAAAAATACTTAGACATTACTAGAGAATGAGATTTTACACCAATGTTCAACTAATCGGGAATCAATTCCTGGTAAGAGGGGTTGAGAATGGTAAAAGATATGAGCATAGGGATGAATTTTTCCCTACATTATTTGTTAAATCTAAAGCAAAGGCTAAATATAAAACGTTGAGTGGAGAATCAGTTGAACCAATTCATCCAGGAACGGTTAGAGATTGCAGGGAGTTTTATAAGAAATACGAGGATGTGGAGGGATTCGAGATATATGGTCACGATCGTTACATCTACCAATACATATCAGAGAAATATCCTGAGGATGAAATCAAGTTTGACATCAGTAAGATTAAACTTGTTACTCTGGATATTGAAGTTGCGTCTGAGCAAGGGTTCCCTGATGTTGAATCGTGCGAGGAAGAGATCCTTGCTATTAGTATTCAGGACTATACAACGAAGCAGATCATCACTTGGGGAGTTAGGCCATTTCAGAACAATCGTAAGGACGTAATATATCATCACTGTCCGAGTGAGTATGACCTTTTAAATCATTTCATTGGTCATTGGATGCAGGATGTTCCAGATGTGATTACTGGATGGAACATTCAACTATATGATATACCTTATATCTGTAAGCGTCTTAGACGGGTGCTTGGTGAGAAGTTAATGAAGCGTATGTCCCCTTGGGGATTGTGTAGTGAAGGTGAGATACATTTGATGGGACGTAAGCATACTACCTTTGATGTGGGTGGTGTATGTCAGTTAGATTATCTAGACCTTTATAAGAAGTTTACATATAAGGCACAAGAATCATATCGATTAGATTATATTGCAAGTGTTGAACTGGGACAGAAGAAGTTAGACCACAGTGAGTTTGATACGTTTAAGGATTTCTACACAAAGGGTTGGCAGAAGTTTATTGAGTATAATATAATTGACGTTGAACTTGTTGACCGTTTGGAAGACAAGATGAAACTGATTGAACTTGCATTGACTATGGCATATGATGCTAAGGTCAACTATAATGATGTGTTCTATCAGGTACGGATGTGGGATAACATCATATATAATTATCTTAAAAAGAGAAACATTGTTATTCCGCCCAAGAACAAATCACAGAAAAATGAAAAATACGCGGGGGCATATGTCAAAGAACCGAAACCGGGAAAGTATGATTGGGTTGTGTCTTTTGACCTTAATTCTCTCTACCCTCATCTTATTATGCAGTACAACATCTCCCCGGAGACCCTCAGGGAAGCTAGATGTCCCGGCGCAAGCGTTGAGAGGTTTTTAAAGAAAGAGACTGAGATTGGTAGTGAGTATGCTACTTGCGCCAATGGAGCGCAATACAGGAAGGATGTGCGTGGATTCCTTCCAGAGTTGATGGATAAGATGTATGGGGATAGAGTAATCTTTAAGAAGAGGATGATTGATGCGAAGAAAGCATATGAGAAGGCACCCTCGGTTGCTCTTACAAAAGAGATTGCCAGGTGTAACAACATCCAAATGGCAAAGAAGATTTCTCTTAACAGTGCTTATGGTGCTATCGGCAATCAGTACTTTAGGTATTATAAATTAGCAAATGCTGAGGCTATTACTCTGTCTGGACAAGTATCCATTCGCTGGATAGAGAATAAGATGAATCAAAAGATTAATAAAATTTTAAAAACTGAGGGTGTTGATTATGTTATTGCTTCTGATACCGATTCCATTTATCTTAACTTGGGTCCTCTGGTCGAAACTGTATACGAGGGGAGAGAGAAAACTAATGAGGGCGTTGTCACGTTCCTTAATAAGGTCTGTGAAATGGAATTCGAGCCTTTTATTGAAAGTTCTTACCAAGAACTGGCATCCTACGTAAATGCATATGACCAGAAGATGGTTATGGCAAGAGAGAATATTGCTGATAGGGGTATATGGACTGCGAAGAAGCGATATATTCTTAATGTGTGGGACAGTGAAGGAGTTAGGTATGAAGAACCTAAACTTAAAATGATGGGCATAGAGGCGGTTAAATCGTCCACTCCGGCTCCGTGTAGGGCAATGATTAAGGATGCTCTTAAGTTGATGATGAATGGCACAGAAGATGAGGTGATTGATTTTATTGAGGAGTCACGTAAGAAATTTAAGACCCTTCCTCCAGAAGAAATATCGTTTCCACGTTCAGCATCGGATGTTGTTAAGTATCAAGCACATTCTACAATATATTCGAAAGGAACTCCTATACATATACGGGGTGCATTGTTGTTCAACCATTATGTTAAAAAACATAAGTTGGATAATAAGTATTCGCTGATTCAAAATGGCGAAAAGATCAAGTTCTGTTACTTGAAGAAACCAAATATTATTCACGAGAATATTATTTCTTTCATTCAAGATTTTCCGCATGAGATTGGTCTTGACCAGTATATTGATTACGACTTACAATTTAATAAAGCCTTCTTAGAACCACTCAAAACTATCTTAGATGCTATTGGGTGGAATGTTGAGAAAACTGTAAACCTAGAAATGTTTTTTTCCTAAATGGACTTACCTATTAACGACAAAGATTTATCAACTATCGTAAGTGCTCTTGCACTAGGAGGGGATGCTAGACTTTATCATTTATTAAAGGAAGTAAAAAACGTAAGAGATGAGAATCCAGGTGGACCTTATAAAAGTATTTTACGTGAACAAGGGGTTAGTATTTAATGGTGAGACGTTATATTGGTCCTACAAAAATACAAGTTCCTATTGTAACTATTCCGGACTTTTATAATCCTAATTTTATACAAAAGAGGAGATTGAAAAGGATCATAGATGATAATTATGAACAATATTTTCCTTGGCAGGGTAAATCTTCAAATATGAATGTTCCTATGATATCAGAACCTACGATTTTCTCTGAATTATATAATAAATTCTTGGATATTAGTCGAGAGATGTTTGGTAAGTTTACCTTATCGGATAGGAATCTATCAACATGTTGGGTTTATAGAGGAAACAAAATTGATAGGGGTAACCGTACAGAGAAGTGGTGGCATAATCATTCCACATCATCTACTATAAATGCGGTATATTATTTGCAAGTATTTAATGATGGGGTATCTTTCATAGGGTTAGATGGTCAAGTGCAGGATTACTTACCTAAGAATAATGAATTAATAATTTTCCCTGCCGATTTAGTTCATTCACCGCAACCTTGTACTTTACAAAAGTATAGGTATTCTGTTAATATGGAGATTCTCACTGAAGAGACTTCATCTGATTTGTTTAGTAGAGTATTTAAATATGGATTTTCTTAAGGACATAGTAAAAGAAATTGGAGATGAGTACACAAAACTCGCTGCTGATATCGATGAGACAGAGAATCATGTCGATACCGGGAGTTACATTTTTAACGGACTTGTCTCAGGTAGTATTTTTGGGGGCGTATCTAGCAATAAAATTACTGCCATTGCTGGAGAGTCTAGTACTGGCAAAACTTTTTTCGCTCTCGCCGTTGCCAAGAACTTTTTGGATAATAATCCCGATGCTTATGTACTCTATTTTGATACTGAGAGTAGCATTACTAAGGCACTTTTAGAGAGTCGTAAGATTGACACTAAAAGGTTTGTTGTTATTAATGTAGTAACCATTGAGGAATTCCGTACCAAGGCATTGAAGGCAGTTGATAAATATCTTCAAATGCCCATAGATGAGCGCAAACCATGTATGTTTGTGTTAGATTCTCTAGGTATGCTTTCCACCGAAAAAGAAATTACGGATGCTCTGAACGATAAGCAAGTCCGTGATATGACCAAATCTCAATTGGTCAAAGGTGCGTTCAGAATGTTAACCCTTAAACTTGGTCAAGCGAATGTCCCCCTCATTGTCACAAATCATACATACGATGTCATCGGAGCTTATGTTCCAACTAAAGAGATGGGAGGAGGTTCGGGACTCAAGTACGCAGCAAGTACAATCATTTATCTCGGAAAGAAAAAGGAAAAGGATGGAACGCAAGTCGTTGGAAACATTATCAAAGCTAAGACAGCAAAGTCGCGTTTAAGTAAAGAAAATAAGCAGGTGGAAATCCGCCTCTACTACGATGAAAGAGGGTTGGACCCCTATTACGGACTCCTCGAATTGGGAGAAAAATATGGAGTATTTACAAAAGTGGGAAACCGATATGAGATCGGAGAGAAGAAAGTATATCCGAAGAATATTTACGAAAATCCTAAAGATTATTTCACTCCAGAAATAATGCAAGCATTGGATGAATGTGCTCAGAAGGAGTTTAGTTATGGAGAACGTTGAAATAATTGATAATTTTTTAACAGAGTATCAATTTAAACAACTTTCCTCTATAATATTAAGTAGTACATTTCCATGGTATGGTGTTAATGGAATAGTTAATGAGGATGATGGTTTACATCAATTCATTCATGCATTCTATAAAAGTGCGAGTATAGATCCTTACCCAGGTCAGGAAAGAAAGAGTGATCATTTTAGTTCTATTGGTGCTTTCCAACATAAATTGGGGGTGAGAAATTTACTTAAGGCTAAAGTTAATTTAAGACCTAAAACTTTTTTTCGTCAACTTACTCCTTACCATGTTGATATAACGAATGGTCCTTCCGCACAAAAGACTGCTGTATTTTATCTGAATACCTGTAATGGATATACGAAATTCAGGAAAGGTGGTAAAGTAAAGAGTGTTGCTAATAGGGTGGTGATTTTTCCCTCACATATGGAACATGCGGGAGCATCTTGTACAGATAAAAATTTCAGAATTGTTATTAATTTTAATTACGAATGATGGATAAAATGGAAGTTAGTGTAACTGATAACTTCTTAAATCCATATCAGTTTAAACACATTCAATCTGTGTTGATGGAGGATCAGTTCCCGTGGTTTTTTAATGGAGATGGATTGTCTCGCACAGGAGATGGGAGGTATCAATTCGTCCATGGATTTCATATGCATGGTAAGGTTCATAGTGAGTATTATCCTATGTGGGAACCCACTTTAAAAAAATTGGGAGTTAATCGTGTACGTAGAATTAAAGCCAATCTAAATCATAGAACAGTTTTTCATAGAAACGGGGGATGGCATTGTGATTTGGAGGATGAACCATTAGTTGCTAAAACTTCTATCCTTTATATCAATACTAATAATGGGTATACAAGATTTAAGAAAGGTGGTAAGATAAAGTGTGTTGAGAATAGAATGGTTATCTTTCCTTCTGACTTAGAACATTCGGGATTCAGTTGTACTGATGAGCAGAGAAAGGTAATTGTAAACTTTAATTATGAATGATGGATAAAGTTGAATTTCTTATACTCAGGAATCTTATTCATAATGAAGAGTATGTTCGTAAAGTACTTCCTTTTATTAAGGGTGAGTATTTTGAGGATTATAATCAGAAGGTAGTCTTTGAAGAGATATCAAAGTTTGTTGTTGAGTACAATGAACCTGCTACTAAGGAAGTGTTGTGTATTGAGACTGAGAAACGTCACGATATTAATGATACTTCTTTTCAAGAGGTTACTAAACTGATCAGTTACCTGGAGGATGAACCTTCAGAGTTTAATTGGTTGGTTAATACTACTGAGAAGTGGTGTAGGGATCGTGCTATCTATTTGGCATTGATGGAGTCTATTAGTCTTGCTGATGGCAAGAGTGATGAAGAGAAAGGAAGAGATGCGATACCTACTATATTGTCCGAGGCTCTTGCAGTATCTTTTGATACGCACATTGGACATGATTATTTAATTGATTATGAAGAACGTTATGAATCGTACCACAGGAAGGAAGACAAGATCGCATTTGATCTCGAATACTTTAACAAGATTACGAAAGGTGGTCTACCGAACAAAACTCTCAACATTGCTCTCGCTGGCACAGGGGTTGGAAAATCTTTATTCATGTGTCATGTGGCAAGCTCAGCTTTGCTCCAGGGAAAGAACGTCTTATACATCACTCTCGAAATGGCAGAGGAAAAGATTGCGGAGAGGATCGATGCTAATTTACTTAATATCCCAATACAAGACATAACAGATCTTCCTAAAGTTATGTTTGAAAATAAGGTAACTAATCTTGCAAAGAAGACTCAAGGGACACTTATTATTAAAGAGTATCCTACTGCATCTGCACATTCTGGACATTTTAGATCTCTTCTTAATGAATTAGCACTGAAGAAATCATTTAGACCAGATATAATATTCATTGATTACTTAAATATATGTGCATCATCAAGGTATAAAGCCAATGGTAATGTTAATTCATATTCCTATATTAAAGCGATTGCGGAAGAACTTCGGGGACTTGCAGTTGAAGCCAATCTACCGATTGTCTCTGCTACTCAAACTACTCGCAGTGGTTATGGTAGTAGTGATGTTGATCTCACTGATACCTCTGAGTCTTTTGGACTTCCGGCTACCGCTGATCTTATGTTTGCTCTTATTTCTACTGAAGAGTTGGAGGGATTAAGTCAGATACTTATTAAGCAGTTGAAGAATAGATATAATGACCCCACTGTTTTTAAGAGATTTGTAGTAGGAATTGATCGTGCTAAGATGAGACTGTATGATTGTGAGCAAAGTGCTCAGGAAGATATTGTTGACAGTGGGCAAGAAGGGGAGTATACTTTTAAAGAGAAACCAAAGAAGTCTTTTAAGGATTTTAAGTTTGACCAATGACACTTAAAACACATACAATTACAAAGAAAAAGGATACCCATAAACAAATTTGGGAATGGGAAGAGACTCCTGAATTGGTTGCAGCAATAGAACAATTGCAAAAATCATCTCAGGCAGTTGAGGATATAGGTAAGATTAAGAAGTTGCATGTCGGCAACACAAACTATGCACCCTTGAAGAAAAGAAATGACAGTTGACACAGAAAGGTATCTTGATTTTGTTGAAGGTGTAACAAGTGCTGAAAGTCTTAACTATGCAGCACTTCTTACTCGTTTAAATTCATTAGAGTTGGAGGATGAATGTAATGTTCCCCAATTATTAACTGCTGCACTTGGACTTACTGCTGAGTCTGGTGAATTTACTGAGGTTGTAAAGAAGATTCTCCTTCAGGGCAAACCTTATAATGAAGAGAATGTTTTCCATATGAAGCGGGAACTAGGAGATATCTGTTGGTATCTTGCTCAGGCTTGTATGGCACTTGATACTACATTTGATGAAGTTATTGAAATGAATGTAGAAAAATTAAAAGCACGTTACCCTGGTGGAGAGTTTGATATCCATAGGTCAGAAAATCGTGTAGAAGGTGATCTGTGAGAAAGATTAGTAAATGGATTAAGGAACATCTTCCAAAGTGGTTGGATTTATCACACCATAAACCTTGGGAGAAAAAACCTCCTAATTGGGAAGATACTGCACCAT